ACGAGAATGCGCGAAAACTCGCGCTCATCCAGGCTTTTGAGCAGCAGGGACTGATTACTCATCAGAACGCCATGGCATTGCGTGCCGCTACTGATACTCAGTATGAGCAGGCGCGCATCGCTGCGCAGTGGGAGATTTTCCGTAACCAGAGCCTGGGTAATGAGTTGCTGGCCGCGAGCTTTGACTCTCTCTCCGGGAATATATCGAACGCTTTTACCGGGATTCTGACGGGGAGCATGTCAGCACAGGAGGCGATGCAGTCTCTCGCCAGCAATGCTCTGAACAGTCTGATCAACGGCTTTGTTCAAATGGGTGTTGAGTGGGTTAAATCAGCTATAACCGGAAGTGCAGCTCAAATCGCCGCTACCACTGCAACTACCTCGGCGGCTGTAGCCGGCACGGCTACGACAACCGCGGCGAGCGTCTCTTCTGCAGCGGCAACCACTGCAGCATGGACTCCTGCAGCCATTGTGGCATCTATCGGCTCGTTCGGTGGTGCTGCGGCCATTGGTATTGGTGCAGTTATTGCCGCCATGGCGATGGCTGGTGGTATCGCAGGTAAGCGTAAAAATGGCGGTCCTGTATCAGCAGGCTCTATGTACCAGGTAGGCGAGGGAGGCATGCCTGAAATCTACCAGGCCAGCAATGGCAGTCAGTACATGATCCCCGGCGACAACGGAAAGGTGATTAGCAATAAGGATCTGACGAATGGCGGAGGTGGTGGAGTAGTGGTCAATATCAACAACTATACGTCGTCAAACGTAGATGCGCAGGCAACACCAGACGGAAATGGAGGGTGGACGGTGGATGCATTCGTCTATGACCTCGATAACGGTGGTCCTGCCAGTCAGGCCATACAGCGAAATCACCAGGCGCCACGCAAGGCAAGGAGCTAACTATGCCAATTCCATATCCTGACTGGCTGCCCCTGGCGCAAAAAGGAAAAACACCGTCGACCGATACCGGTTTTCGGACGGACCAGCCGACGGTCGGCGCGCCAATATTTCAGAAGCTCACCGATGACCTGAAAACCACTTTCTCTCTTACGTGGATATTCACCCGGGATCAGCATCGGGCCTTCATGCAGTGGTTGCGGAGCCCGAACTACCTCGATAACTGCAATCAGTGGTTCACGATGCGCCTCGGGACCGGAACTGGCGACACAGGCCTTGAAGTTCAGGAACTGCATTTCCTCTCCTGGCCGACATGGTCGCAGTCCGGATCCATTTTTACCTGGAGTGGAGATGTTGTCGCGCGAGAACTGGTTAACTCGGATGATGAGTTTGACGACATTATTGTCGAGCTTCCGCCGCCGTGGGGTTCATGGCTCGATATCATCGTCACCGGTTACCCTGATGGACGTGACCCGGAAAGCCTGCCGAGGGTTCCGTAATGCCCACACTAAGAGAATTTCAGAGCCAGAGACCGAACCGGATACTTTACGAGACGATCACCTTCTACAACGAGACGTTTGGAAATGTGCGTCTGGTGAACAACCAGATATTCCCCAAAACGCTCGGCGGTCAGGTGTTCACTCCATGCCGGATGGAGCTTACAGAGAGCCAGCAAAGTAATACGCCGGTACTCGACAGCACGGTTAAATTTAGCCGCCTGGCGCAGGACTTTAAACAGAAGCTGAAACTCTGGAAGGCACATTCGCGCATCACGCCGATCTCTGCCACCTATCAACAATTTGACGCTGCAGACATGAGCACGGCTATCAAGTCATGGACGCTCTATGTCAATGACTGCTCAATGGACGACAAGGACGTCACATGCAGCCTGACGCGCATAAATCCGCTAAACCGGAACGTTGGCCGTCTGTACACCGTCGAAGAATACCCAGGGCTTCAGAATGCATAGAGACGAGTTTATCTCTCGAATTGAGGGCGTGCCATGGAGTAACCGGGCGTGCAGTTTCGACGCAGCAGACTGCTGGGGTCTGGTGGTGATGTATTACCGGCATGTCCTCGGCATCGAGGTACACCAGACCGCGGACTACGAATCCGGGCGCGACTTCATGACCTGCTATGACGCTGATGTCGTGTTCTGGCAGCGAAGCGAAACATTTTTCGATGAAGGGATCTTCGTGGCCTGGGTTGGCAGTCAGCCCGTGCATGTTGGGCTAATACTGGACGGCCGGGCGTTGCATAGCCGCGGGGAAAACGGGCACGTCAGATTTGACGCGATACGGACAATTCAGAAGCTATTCACCAGAGTGGAGTTTTACCAGTATGCCGGTAATCGAAATTCAGCGCGTCCCGGGGATGCCGAAGGACAGGGCGGAAGTTGAAGCAGGGACGGTGTTTTATGACTGGCTAACGCAGGAAAGCTTCCACCGCGATATCCGCATCAACGTTAACGGCAAGGAGCTGCAGCCTGAAGAAGAACTGGGCTTTGTTCTTCAGGAAAATGACCGGGTAGTCATTTTTGACCAGCCCAAAAGCGGCGGTCTGATTGGTACCATCCTGAACCCCCTCGAGCACCTCAACCCGATAAAGTTTACTCAGAAAGTACTTTCCGGGCTGATGCCGAAAGCAAATGCGGGCGCTGCCGGCGGGAACAGCAAAACGTCGCCAAACAACAGCCTGAAAGGCCAGACCAACATTGCGCGTAATGGCGAAGCCAAGCCTGATAACTTCGGTCAGGTACGTTCTTTCCCGGATCTGGCTCAGGAATCGCTTTTCGAATATATCAGCAACCTGAAATACATCACTGAACTTATGGTGTTCGGGCTTGGCAAATACGACGTTACGTCTGTGCGCTTCTCAGAGTCAAATCTCGGTTCAATGGCCGGGGCGAGCTACACAATTTACCAGCCAGGTGACGTTATCCCGGTGGTGAATGAAGGCTACCAGTTTGATGATGTTGACGGGCAGGAAGTGCCAGGGTTAAACGAGAGTGGCGATTTCCCGGTTGACACGGCCACTGCAAACACTGTTATCAGCGGTGTCTATGCCGGGGGCCAGATAGCGATGAAAATCGTGAAACAGGCATCATTCGATTACTTTGCCGATCTGACTTTCCCGCACCCGGTGACATTCACCATTAATGTGACGTATCCAATCACTGGCGGTGCCAGAACGGAAGACGTAACTCTTTCGGGCAGGCTGATACAGTTTCAGGAAACAAACGACGGCGCAGTGGTTAACCCGACTTATTACTACACCTTCACATTTGACCGTCTGAATGGCCCCGCCATTCCCATTCAGGATGCAACCATCAATACGACGAAGTTCATTCTGAATGATAACGCCGCGCTGATAGTGGGGCCGTTTTTCTCGCCGATTGCATCAAGCCAGCTATGGCTTCACACGCAGTCCGGTCTCGGCGGTAACAGCGAAACAAACTGGAAGGTGACAATCTGGAAAGTCGACGACAGCAACAACCAGATCCCCGGAACAGAACAGGTGTTTACTTACCGTCAGACAACACCTCATGACTACATGTCAGAGACGTTTAACAGGACTGATAAGCTAATTCCTGCCGGTGGATATGGGCGCTATGCGATCACGTTCCAGAGGACTGATAACAGCAGTGACGCCAGCAAACTGCAGGTAGAAGAAATCCATGCAGTAAATGTGAGGACAAACGTCGTTCACGCTGAAGATTCGCTGGTAATGGTAAAGGTCCGGGCCACTGAAAATGCAACGAGCGGCCGCGACAGGAAATACAACGCGCTGATCACCCGCCACGTCATCAGTTACAACATGACGACGCAACAGGTCGACTACACGCTCCGGCCATCTCGTAAATTCGCTGATATCGCCCTGTTTAACTGGCTCGTTGTCGGGCAGCAACCGGTATCCAGCATTGATATCTTCGGCTTGTACCAGATTCAGGCTGAGATAGACGCCATCGATCCACGACTCGGATACTTCGATTACACGTTTGACGATGAGGATGTGTCTCTCGGCTCGCGCATGGAGACCATCTGTGACGCTGCCAGCGTGTCCGTCTATGACGATAACGGTGTGCTGTCATTCACCCGAGACAGCAGGAAAACATCTGCGGCCACGATATTCAACCGCTCAAACACAAAGCCAGATGGTTACTCGCTTTCTTACGACATGACGCTTCCAGGCGGTTATGACGGAGTTGAAGTGCAGTTCCGCAACCCGGACACCAATAAGCAGGACTTTGTCCGGTACCGGATATCCGGCAATTCCATCATCGAAGGATCGCCGGCCAAGGCGAAAAAGTTCGAAATGCTGTACGTCAGGAACAGGTATCAGGCGGACGAGCGGGCGCTGCGCGAGTGCAAGAGGCTCATCTTCTCCCGTATGACCATGGCTATTACAGCAATGGCTGACGGCGAATGGGTAAACATTGGCGACATGGTTCAGGTGCCTGATACATACGATACCAACCAGCAGGCGGGCTATATCGTTTCACGGGTCGGCAATGACTTCGAGACGAGTGAGCGTATCAACTTCTCCGGGACTATGTTTGTACAGGTCACGGATTCAACCGGCGCTACCACAGCCAGATACCCGGCATCTCCGCGCGCTGACACCGCGTTTGGCTTTACTGCTGCCATTCCAGACATTGACCTGAACCTGTTCGACGGCGTTGAGGTCCAGTCTCCTTCCCGGTACGTCATTGCCACGTCCCAGGAACTTGATGCAGGGCAGTGGACCATCACCGCCAAGCAGCCAGACGGCAAGGGAAGTACCGCCTTAACCCTCGCTGAGTATAGCGATCTGATTTACCAATAAGACCTATCCCGACCATCACAACCCGGCCACTGCGCCGGGTTTTTTTATGGAATTAATATGGCTACGCAACCTACCAATTTGCCTGTTCCGAGTGAATCGCCGCGCGACCTTAAGTTTAACGCGGGGAAAATTGACGAGTTCGTTACTTCGCTGGTAAACACTTATGTTGACCGGTTCGGGAATGAGCATTACACCATCGAAGGACTGCGCTGGCTCGCGCAGCAGGCTATTTCCCAGTATGGATGGATCCTCATTGATTCCTTCCAGGACGGAGCAGATATCACTCTCCCAAACCAGGCGCTGCGTGACGAAGTTACGGGAGAATACTACCGTTGGGATGGGGCATTACCTAAGCATGTTGATGCCGGGTCAACGCCATCTTCTTCTGGTGGCGTTGGTACTGGTGCGTGGGTTGGTATCGGTGATGCTGCATTGCGTTCCATGCTATCGCAGCAGGACGGGGTGAACATCGTTAATGGGGCGGTCAAGAACGTTCCATACTTTTCCAGCCTTAAAAACGGCCATCATGGATTGTGCGAAGTCATTATGACTGTTGAACACCACGCCGGAGGGCTTGGGGGAGCAAGTTATCGCCGTAGCGGCACTACCGGAACGCCGTCATCCGGTAACGAGGCGTTGGTATATGACGCAGATGGTAATGGCTGGAAGATGGTTAAACAGCCTGTGCAAAGCGCTCGTGCTTTCGGGGTTATGGGTAATGGTGTAGATGACAGGGCTGCTTTAAGACGCGCAGTAGACTTTGTTGGCCAGGCTGGTGGTGGGGTGGTTTACATCGAGGCTCTTTCTGGATTTGATGACGTGAAGATTTCTGACACGCTTACCATTGTGTACAGCGGGTTAGAAATAAGACTTGACCCTACGGTCCATATTCACACAGAAGCAGCAACGACAGATGGCGGAGCCATTCATTTTTCAGGGCCATTGAACAACGAAACCACCCGATTAAAGCGAGTTGGATTTGTTGGTGGCAAGGTGTCAGCCAACGGCTCAGGGATCCTCGATAATGCCATTGGTTTCAGCGGCTGCGAAGATTTTTACGTGTTCGACACTAATGTCCCTCACGCAGACAGGAAAGCGCTGACGGCTCAGGTTAACGTTGTTAACGGCCATTTCAGGAACTGTCAGATCGGGACCACTGGATATTCTGCCATTACGTTCGAAGGTGACACGCTTGGTGCTGGGATTATTAGTCGTGGCATGGTAATTGAAGACTGCACTATTGATTCTGCCGGTCTTTATGGGGTAAGCAGCGAGGGGGGTGTTAACCATGAGAGGAATGATAGGGTAATAGTTAAGAATGTCAGGGTTGGTCAGTCAGTAAAAAGTGCATTCAGATTCCTGGACACCAACAATATCTACACGGACAAAATGTGTCGTGCTGTTGCCGCCGGTATTTACGGCTTTGAGTACAGTTCTTGCACCGGAATAAACGGTTATGCTTATTCACTTAACTCACAACAGGCTGGAGTAGTTTATAACGCCTGCAGCAACGTAGATCATGACGTAACAATCAGTGGCGCCGGTCTAAGCGGTGCTGGCGTCTATGATGCAATTTATACTCAAAACCCAACATCACCACATGTGATCAGGGCTTACGTATCAGGGACGACTCACCGTTGGACGGTAAATAACTCAGGAACACCTTTGCAACATTTGATCACGTTCCCAAACAGGTCATTCATGGTATCCGGCACAAGTGGCCTCCTGAATGGTGGCTCAACGGCCATCATTGCTACAGACTCTGGAGAGGTAACATCAACTGCAACGGCTAACCCATCTGTTGCTGGGGTTGATAACTTGCTTCTAAACCCACCGTCAGCATTTACTTTGACATCACTGTCAAACCCGTATGTAGGTAAAAAAGTTGCCGTCAGGTTTGCTACAAGTAACGTTACTGTCCAGCACGCAGCTGGTGGAACATTCAGATTGAAGGGGGCCGTAAATGTGACCCCGGCAGCAGGAAGCGTTATGGTCTTTATGTACTCATCCGATACGACCTGGATTGAGATATCACGAAACTTTTAACATTAACATAAATTGAATTGCATAAGGCTGGTATCGCGATGGATAGTGATACATATAATGGTACAGAGTACCATGATTTAAAGTGTACGAAAGCATCTGTTTTAGAAATGCTGTACACGCCAGCCTTATAAAACACTATGTCAAGTAAGACAAAAACAAGGATATGATAAGACATAATCGTCTTTGTTCTTCTGCCTACAAACAGTATCCATTGGTAATTTTCGCCTGATAATAAATTTGAAATAAACATTACTAAGTAGATACCGCAAAGTGATTGCGTGATTGTAACAACTGCACCATAAGGGTAAGAGGATAATGACATTATAAAATCACTTGTCATTCCATAATTACGCAATAGATAGACTATTATGCAAGCAGACAGCGCCAGGAATGGGCTACTGAAAAGTTGCATATATTCGCGTAGAGCACATCCAATCATAAAGAACATCAGCGCCACCATAGTTTGGGTCATAACATTCTTTGCTTGATACATGTCTCCTTTACTAAAAACATCTATAGCCACAAAACCTATCAGTATTCCTGCGCAAAAGATCACAGCGCCACCACCTTCCAGGTTCAGTTTCTTCACCGCCTTGCAAATTAATGTGCAAAATATTGAGGCTAAAGCGTAAGCTAACAAAAACCATGCAACTACAAAAAGCCTATTGTTGGCAAAGTTATATTTAAATGCTGTATTAATAGTTGTTATTGGGTCAGATATAAATGCATTGGCAAATACTGGTAAATTATATTCAAAAGATATTATTTCTGATGCTATCCCAGTAATTATATATGTTATTACTGCATATATTATTAACGATTTAAAAACAGTTTTTGTAAATAACTTTAATGGTTTATTGTAATTTAGGGTTAAACCGCCTATCAGGAAGAACAAAGGCATATGGAAAGTGTACGGTTTGAATAGATTCATCACGCTTGCATCATAGTGACCAAGAACAACGAAAAAAATACCAATCGCTTTTGCGTAATCAAGAGTAAGTGATTCAGAACTAGAGAATTTATGCATGATTTTAACCATCTAACCCGTTTTTTTGAGTTTATCACCTTATCTGGACTTGATCGATATAGACGATCGGCGATACTGTATATAAATACAGTACTCATTGGGGGGGTGACTATGCCACGCACAGCAGACATGTATGCCGCTTTTGTTGCGGTTTCAGAGCCATTAATTCCTCCTTCTGCGAAAATCGTTGAAACGCCGGAAGGCTATGATGTCATTGAGAACAGGACGATATTTGAGCGCGGAAATACATTGCTCATCTGGTTTTGCGGCCGCCAGCAGCATGCGTATTGGGCTGGTGACGCCCTCATTACCGATGATGGTGAGGCTATAGAAGGCGAGGCTCTTGATGATGTTCGCCTTGTTGGGATAGTCACTCATACCATTAGCCAGGTATGGGTAGACGACAACCCGGTGATGTGATGTTTGCACTTGTTGATGTGAACTCGTTTTATGCGAGCTGCGAGACGGTATTCAGGCCTGACCTGTGGGGTAAGCCAGTTGTCGTACTCTCGAATAATGACGGCTGCGTAATCGCCCGTTCGGCGGAGGCAAAAAAACTCGGCATTAGAATGGGTGACCCGTACTTCAAGTGCAAGGACTACTTCCGGCAGCAGGGGGTTGTATGCTTCAGCTCCAACTACGAGCTCTATGCCGACATGAGCCAGCGTGTGATGACCACGCTGGAAGAAATGAGCCCTCGCGTAGAAATTTACTCAATCGACGAGGCATTTTGTGATCTTACTGGCGTGCGAAACTGTCGCGTTCTTGAAGAGTTTGGGCGCGAACTGAAGGATACCGTTTATCGCAACACAGGTCTCGCTGTTGGTGTTGGTATAGCTCAGACGAAGACGCTGGCCAAGCTTGCCAATCACGCGGCAAAGACGTGGAAAGCGACCGGTGGTGTAGTGGACCTGTCTAACGTCGATCGCCAGCGAAAGCTCATGGCGTTGCTTCCAGTCGACGAGGTGTGGGGAGTCGGCCGGCGCATCAGTAAAAAACTCGAGGCTATGGGTGTCAAAACTGCGCTTGATCTCGCTGATACTCATATCGCAGTGATCCGCAAACACTTCAATGTCGTGCTTGAGAGGACGGTCCGGGAGTTACGTGGAGAGTCCTGTCTCGAGCTTGAGGAATTTGCTCCGGTAAAGCAGGAGATTGTCTGCAGCAGGTCTTTCGGAGAGCGCATTACCGAGTATGAGCAAATGAGGCAGGCTATCTGCAGTTATGCTGCCCGCGGCGCTGAGAAATTGCGAGGTGAGCATCAGTATTGCCGGTGCATTTCCACGTTCGTGAAGACGTCACCCTTCGCCCTGAACGAACCATATTACGGCAACAGCGCATCGGTTAAGTTGCTAACCCCCACGCAGGATAGCCGAGACATTATCAACGCTGCCACACGTTGCCTGGACGCAATCTGGAAGGAAGGCCACCGGTACCAGAAAGCCGGAATTATGCTCGGTGACTTCTTCAGCCAGGGTGTTGCTCAACTAAACCTGTTTGATGAAAACGCACCACGCAGCGACAGCGAACCACTGATGAACATACTGGACCACCTCAATGCCAAAGGTGGGAAAGGCACACTATACTTTGCCGGGCAGGGCATACAGCAGCAGTGGCAGATGAAGCGAGAAATGCTATCACCGCGGTATACGACAAGATATTCGGATCTGCTCGTTGTTAAGTGACTGGGTCGATTAACTCCGGCCCCTGATTCTTCACATTCCCAACGGCACGCGACACGGCGTGCCAAATAAACTTGTCTGCTGGCACAGAGCCGTCGGCGATAATATCTTCCGCTTCTTTCCCTCCAACATCCTGACGCATCCATTCCCGTGCTGCTTCTGGCGACAGGACCAGTGGCCGGCGGTCGTGAATGTCGACCAGGCCTTTATCAGCTGCAGACGTCACAATCAGAAATCCTTCCGCTTCGTCACCGCGTTCGAACGGCGTGCTGCCGATCGCTGCCATGAATATTGGCTGACCGTCGGCCCGGTAGATGAAGTAGGGCTGTTTCTTGTCGCCTTCTTTCTTCCATTCGAACCAGCCATCAGCAAAACAGATAGCCCGGCCATGCTGCCACAAAGATTTAAACATTCTGCTGGTGGCTGCCGTCTCTACGCGCGCGTTAATCAGCGGCGGTTTATCCCACCACCCGGGCGCGTAGCCCCAGAACACGGGATCGAGATGCAGCTGCTCGTCGCGTTCGCTCAACAACAGGACTTTGGTACCTGGCGCCACGTTGTAACGTCCAATCGGTTCCGGGTCATATGCGATGTCGCGGTCGCCTTCGTCGGCCAGGTAAGCAAGATATTCTTCACGGGTTTGGGCTTGTGCAAAACGTCCACACATAGAAACCTCCAGCCAGATGTCAGACTGAAAGTATAGGGCAGGGAGCTAAAGAGGTGGGCGGTGGGGCATGCATGGGGCATAAAACAGCACTCGCTCTAAGGTGAACTTAGACGACTGATGTTTTCGACTGGCCTAACCATCTGTTATGTAGTGCGCTCTTGGACGGTCTTTGTCGATATTAAAATTTATGGGTTCATATTATACAAATGTAGCGAAAAAGGTGTTTGTACCTGAAAAGATGAACATTCTGCATAGCGCGTTTTACACAACAGGAATAGACTGGATTCGTTATTCGACAAACGATGCATAAGGTTTTCTATGACACAACAGCCACAAGCCAAATACCGCCACGACTACCGTGCGCCGGATTACCTGATTAGCGATATCGATCTGACTTTTGACCTGGATGCCACTAAAACCGTTGTCACGGCGGTAAGCCAGCTCACGCGCCAGAGCGCGACGGCTGTGCCGCTGCGTCTGGAAGGTGAAGACCTGACGCTGGTCTCCGTGCAGATCAATGATCAAGCATGGTCTGACTATAAAATAGAAGGCAACCAGCTGGTTATCGACAACCTGCCGGAACGCTTTACGCTGCGCATCGTGAATGAAATCAGCCCGGCTGCCAACACGGCGCTGGAAGGGCTTTACCAGTCTGGCGTGGCCCTGTGCACCCAGTGTGAGGCCGAAGGTTTCCGCCACATTACCTGGTATCTTGACCGCCCGGACGTGCTGGCACGCTTTACAACGAAAATCATTGCCGATAAAACCCTCTATCCGTTCCTGCTTTCCAACGGCAACCGCGTAGGTGAAGGCGAGCTGGAAAACGGTCGCCACTGGGTACAGTGGCAGGATCCATTCCCGAAACCGTGCTACCTGTTTGCGCTGGTGGCGGGTGATTTCGACGTGCTGCGTGATACGTTCAAAACCCGTTCAGGCCGCGACGTCGCGCTGGAGTTGTTCGTCGACCGCGGCAACCTGGACCGTGCGCCATGGGCGATGACCTCGCTTATCAACTCCATGAAGTGGGATGAAGAGCGCTTTGGCCTCGAGTATGACCTCGACATCTATATGATCGTTGCTGTCGACTTCTTCAACATGGGCGCGATGGAGAATAAAGGTCTTAACGTCTTTAACTCCAAATACGTGCTGGCGCGTACCGATACCGCGACCGATAAAGATTACCTGGATATTGAACGCGTCATCGGACACGAGTATTTCCATAACTGGACCGGAAACCGCGTCACCTGCCGTGACTGGTTCCAGCTGAGCCTGAAAGAGGGCCTGACCGTCTTCCGTGACCAGGAGTTCAGTTCCGATCTGGGTTCCCGTGCGGTGAACCGCATTAACAACGTGCGCACCATGCGTGGCCTGCAGTTTGCGGAAGATGCCAGCCCAATGGCACACCCTATCCGTCCCGATAAAGTCATCGAGATGAATAACTTCTACACCCTGACGGTGTACGAAAAAGGGGCGGAAATTATCCGTATGATCCATACCCTGCTGGGTGAAGAGAACTTCCAGAAAGGGATGCAGCTCTACTTCGAGCGTCATGACGGCAGCGCAGCCACCTGCGACGATTTTGTGCAGGCGATGGAGGATGCGTCTAATGTCGATCTTTCCCATTTCCGCCGCTGGTACAGCCAGGCCGGCACGCCGATTGTCACCGTCAAAGACGACTACAATCCGGAAACCGAGCAGTACACCCTGACCATCAGTCAGCGCACGCCGCCAACGGCAGAGCAGGAAGAAAAACATCCGCTGCACATTCCGTTCAGTATTGAACTGTATGACAACGAGGGTAACGTGATCCCGCTGCAGAAGGGCGGCCATCCGGTCCACCACGTCCTGAACGTGACCCAGGCGGAACAGACCTTTATCTTTGATAACGTCTATTTCCAGCCGGTTCCCGCGCTGCTGTGTGAATTCTCTGCGCCCGTGAAACTGGAATATAAGTGGAGCGACCAGCAACTGACGTTCCTGATGCGCCATGCACGCAATGACTTCTCACGCTGGGATGCGGCGCAAAGCCTGCTGGCGACCTACATCAAGCTGAACGTTAATCGTCATCAGCAGGGCCAGCCGCTGTCGCTGCCGGTTCACGTTGCGGACGCATTCCGCGCAGTCCTGCTGGATGAGAAGATTGACCCGGCGCTGGCGGCTGAAATTCTGACGTTGCCATCCGCAGGCGAAATCGCCGAACTGTTCGACATCATCGATCCGATTGCCATTGTGGCGGTGCGCGAAGCGCTGACCCGTACGCTGGCGAACGAGCTTGCAGACGAATTCCTCGCAATCTACAACGCCAATAAG